ATTATGAACTCGGGAATAATGTCCTTTTGACCATTCATTTTTAACAGTATCCCCACATCCACATTTACAACACTTAACCATAACCACTTAAAGTAATACTTTAATTAAAATTGGAGGATCGCATAATCATAGCGAAGTGTCAAAGTTACATCAACTGGGTCTGTTGCATTTGCCCAATCTAAATCACCAAATTGTGCGTTGGTAATCCAAGTACCTTTAAGTGTCCACTCTTCAACCTTATCACCTACTGGTCCTAAAACATTAATTGTTACATCTTTCTTATAAAAATCTGAATATCCATCTCTACCCGTAACGGATTCATGACCTAATCTTACCCATTCCATAACTGCCTGTGCGGCCGATGGAACAACAGGATCATAAAGAGTAACTTCAAGTTCTTCCCATGAACCTTTACCTTTAACATATCGTTTTACATTAATATGGTCAAGTTCAATAGTTTCAAATGCTATTGTAGGTCTATTAGCGGTTTTTATGAGATAAGCTGGTACACCTTCAATGTACATGATGTACCGATTTTTCGTTTTCGGTTCAAACGGTGTGAACATAATTTCAGAAGGATCTAATAGTTCTGGCATCTTTAATCTCCAATATAAGTTTTTAATTCTTCAACTATAAATATCAAAATTCTAAAAAATCATCATAATCATTTTTCTTAGTTTTTTAGAAGTTTTTCATCTCTATCATATATAAATATATCCGGCAACAAAAAACCCCTCAAAAAAGAGGGGCTTTTTATTATTTAAGTTTATATTAAACTTATGCTGGGAATGTTGCTCCTGTTGGTAGTACAACGAAGTCAAGTACAATAAACTCAGCTGTTCTTGTTGGTTGGATAAATATCTGACCAACGAGTTGATTTCTATCAACCACATCTGGAGTATTATTACTGTCATCCATTACTACTTTAAAAGCGGACAAACCACTATTAGATTGTACTGATTCTAAGAACGGATTCACAATGTTCAAGAAACGATTTCTTGTTGCTGTCGTGTTCTGTTCAAATACCAAGTATCTACTTGCGGAAGCGATAAACTTCTTCAGTTTGATTAACAATCTACGAACATTCACACGGTCAAGTGCTGATGGTCTTGCTTGGAGTGTTTTTTGTCCCCAAACAACCACACCTTGACCTGGAAATGAAGCGATTGGATTAACTCTTTCTTCATAGAGGTCATCTCTTTCGTCATGAGTCAATCTTGTCTGTGCTTCTAATACCGTTGTTAGTCCACCACGATTCAAACCAGCTGGTGCGAACCATTCGTGTGCTACCTTATCCGTGTAAGCGATTACACCAGGTAAGACACAAGAAGGTGGGACCCAAACTGGTAATGATGTGTTTCTATCAACAATCTTTACCCAAGGATAATATGTTGCTGCGTAGTTTGTATCAAGTGCAGTAACTGCGTTTGTTGCACTGGCTATTGTTCCACCTTGAATACCACAATCAATTACATAAAATGCATCACCACGTGCTTCCATCTTTGATATTGCATGATTTGTAATCTTAGAATGTAATCCGTGAATAATACCAGGTGTTACCAACATATTGATATCAAACTCATCAGCATTACTTATAGCGTTAATTGCTTTTTTGTAAGATACTGAACCACCAGTTGAAGATGTTGAACAATCAAACCCTTGTGTATTGGTATTAACAATATTCGCTCCTGTATGTTTTGGAGTTGCTGGGTTTGAACCATCGAATCCACCTTGAAATGGAACAACGAACTTTCTCTGTTTAATATGAGAAAGTATCAATGTTACCTTTTCAGTTCCATCTGAGTAAGTAGATCCAAGTGTAGATGCATCTGTATGACCAAGTTGATCTTCCAAACTCATACTTTTATGTGCACCATCACCAAAAGAATTAATTGGTGCTAAATATTCTTCAGCATCTGCGTTTCCATAATCATGTCCATAAAGTACATTACTATCAAACTCATCTTGTGCATTTGTTTGTGATGCTTTAACTGTCCACGCTGGAATTGATGAATCATCACTACCAGCTGGATTACTAATTGCTGCATGTCCCATTGGAACAACTGTTTTTGGTGATTCATTATTTGCTATTGCATCAAAATCAGATACATAAATATGTTTAGATAAATTAGGCCAATCACCATTGTAGGTTAATTTACCATTTGAATCTATTGTTACATATCTATCACCAATTCGTCTTGCAAAGTAATTAGGACTTGTAGGATCAAAATTCAAATTATCCCATTGTTCTAAGATATTGTCTTTTGTTAGTCCATTATCATCAAATCCAGTTTGTCTTAATTGAAGTGTAAATGAACCATAATCACTACCTGCGATTGTTCCGGCTTTCTTAACATTCAAGATAGCAATCTTAAATTTGTTATCTACATCTGCACCATGAGAACGAGCTTGAACTTTAAATAAGCTATATTTTGCATTATTTATAGTTTGTGATTGAATATAAGGTGTTGCTGCGTTGTCATATGTTACTGCTAAATTATGAGTTCCTACACTCATAGATACCCAAGCATTGGTGGATGAATATGCATTGCTACTCTGTGCATATTTAAAACTCTTATATAAATAAGCCGACACAGTATTTTGTCCAGATTTCTGTACCTGAGCATCTTTACTGAATACTTCTTCAATATAATTAGCACTTCCTGTATCAAATGATATTGTATATGCATATGATGTTAGACTCTTTGCACCCCAGTTACTACCACTTAAAGTAAGTGAAGCTGAACTCCAATTACCATCTGCTGTTATGCTACTTCCTGACAAATCTGCAGTTCCATCTGAACCACCTCGTGATGGTAATAGTACTGCCAATGTCTTCTTTGTTTTAGCTGAAGAACTAACATAAAGGGATATATATTCTTCTGAATATCCAGCCGTGTTAAGTACACGGATTATAGTTACAGTTCCTGCACTCCTTAAATATTGTTCTACCGCGTACGGTGTGTAATAATCTTTAGTCGTTGATCCAAACATTTCTTCAAACTCAGGAAAACTTCTAATCATTGTTGGAACAAAAGCAGGACCTTTAATTGTTGGTCCAATTATACATGCTCCAATTGCTGCAATTCCTGCGGGAAGAAATGATAAATCACGCTCACGAGTAAATACACCCGGCGATACGATTCTTTCTGCCATTTTATTTCTCCTATTATTATAATTTAAATAACTAAATTAGTCGTTATTAGACTATAAATATTTACTATAAATATCGCCTAACTTTCTCAAACGATATGTTTGTAGGAGACTATTTAAGTAGTTTCTGTAGTTTCTTCGGCTTCTTCGTCTACTGGTGCAGGAGTAAATACTCCTGTTGCTGGATCTAAATTTCCAGGACCATACTTCTTATTCAAACTTTCAACCAACTTTCGTTCAGTTTCTTGAACTTCAGAATATTCAGTTTCCATCTGTTTTTCTGTAGTATCAATTGCATCAAGTTGCTGTTGAACTAACAATCTTTGAACTCTTAATTGTCCAAACTGAAGTTGCTTCTGTTGATATGAAGTTTGTAGGTCTTGTAAAGATTTCAATTCATCATCTGTGAATTTTGTCTCTTGATCTGCCATAACTTTTTCTCCTTATTATTGTTATATAACTATACTATAAATATCAAGTAAATTGTCTTAATTCACTTTTTTCTTTAAATTTTCTACTTCTTGTTTTAATTCTTTTATGGATTCTACTAATAATGGAATTAATCGTTTATAATCAACTCCTAAATAACCACTTTTTCTCTCTACTACTACTTCTGGTAAAACTTTTTGTACCTCTTGTGCTATAACTCCAACATCGTGTCCTCTTTCTCGTGCCCATCCAGGTGATTTATCATTCCAATCAAATTCATAACCATTAATTTTACCAATCTTATCTAATGAACCTTTAATAACTTGTAAATTGTCTTTAAGTCTTACATCGGAAGAATTATATGCTACAACATCACCATCTGCTAGTCTTGTACTTCCTGATACTGTTAAGTCATATGCTCTCATAGAAATTCCTTATATTATCTCAACTATAAATATTTATATTTTATATTATACACTAAACCTGTCTCGTTGTGCGTTAAAGTTATGGTTAACTTCTGATGATGATATTGTCTTGTGAAAATACAAGCTTTTTTTATACTTCAATAACCTTATACACTCTATTCATAGAATCTGAACCACTCAGTTCTTGAGCTTTTGCATTAGCATCTGATTCTTCAGCAAATTCCCAAACTGGCATATCACTTGAAGACATAATATACACTTTTCTCTTTGCCCACGGTGGGTCAGTCCAAGTAACACTTTCACTTACACTAGCTGAAGGTGCATTATATAATTGTCTCATTACTCTAAAAGCCATTCAGTTTCTCCATTCTACTATAAATATACATTAAACATATAATTCCTTCAAATGTCTTATATTTAATTGTGGTAATATTGTTGGTCTTATTCCAGTTAATTCTGCTACATCAAGACAAAATGATGCATCTTCTGATACATTCTCTTTATATTTACCTATTTCAACCACTCTCTGTTTAAAATATGGATACTCCATTTGTTTTAATATATCAGTAGATACCTTAGTAAAACCAAATCCACAATAATCTACTTCAAATGGTTTTTTCTGTTTTTGAACTTCATTTGAGTGCCAAAAGTTCATAGTACCTTGTTTTTTAAAATCTTCTTCATTCCAATCTGCTATCATCGCAATACCACTTAAATCTTTCCTATACCAACCTGCACAAAATGGTGAATCATACTTTAATAATGTATTTAATTCAGTATAATTGAAGTCTTGATCTGCATCAATCCATACTAAATAATCTACTTTATTAATTAAACTACGGGGATTAAAAAATCCACCACCATCAGTACATAACCAATTTCTTGCATCTGCGTGTGTTCTACCTACTACGGTGTATATCTTACCATCTAATTGTGGACACCATTCTTGTAAACTTAAAAATCGTGGTAA